TAAAAATTGCGGAACCAAAAAAGGCGGAATGGTTGTAGTAAAAATTAGAGGGCTTGAAAATGAGTAAATCAATCGAATTGTTGGTGAAATTACATAATCCTAAATGCGTGAGTGTGGAAACTGTGGGCCGCGGTGGTGCTGCGTTGCTTTATCAAGATCAAATTATTTGCGCTTTTGCCAAAGCAGAAAGCGAATACATGTTCGGCTATCACTTGCTGATGTGTAAATATCGTCAAGATCCATTCTCGCGTGAATTTGTGAATAGCTATATTGAAAGCTGGTGCGAGGATCGCGGATTCCCTGAACACTCAGCGGAAGCAATGAAATGTGTAGTTGATATGGTTTGCGATCTGCCATTACCAAGCCAAATTAAACATATCAAAGCACTTAGAAAACGATACCTACGATCGCAATATGCTTATCTCCCAACGATTGAAAAGGTGAATAAAATTGCCGAAGAAAATGGTTTGTCGATTAATGGTGCGGAAGCTCGTCAATTAAGAGTCCGTGAAATTAATGAATTGCGTAAATCAAATACTTGTCCACGCTGTCGTGGTACAGGGCAAGTGGGGCGAGTGCAAAAACGTGAATGCCCTGAGTGTCGAGGAAAAGGGCAGTTGCGTGCCAATATCTATCACTTGATGAAGTCCATTGATTGTACTGAGGCTTACTTTAAACGCTATCTCAATGCGCTTGTAGTGGATTTTGAACAGCATTGCTACGAAGAGATGAGTGGGGCGGAAAGAGTGATTAAGCAGAGATTAAATAAAGAAATTTCTGATTAATTTTTGAATTTGTGAGTAAGATCACAGTTAGCCTTGAGATTCTTCCCTACAATTAGCTAAATTTGATGCATTGGAGGTGATATGAGTAGAGATTTAAGAGAGGCTTTACTTTGGGCTGGATTTATTGTTTTTCTTTTTACGTTTGCATACGGACTGAATAAGAAAGAAGAATCGGAAAATAAAACAAGAGCCATGCGAGAAATTGAATCTTGCATGGTTAATTTGCATAAAAGCTATGCTGAGTGTAAAGAGTTGGTTTATATGGCTGACTAATCATCATCTAAGGAAATAATATGAAAAAATTACTATTAATTGCTTTAGTATTAATATCGTCCGCAGCAATGGCAAATTACACCACTTGTAATGACCTTGGCGATATTCAAATATGCCGTGATTCAAGCGGATTTTCAAGTACCACACATAGAATTGGCGATACCTATATTACTAACGGATCAGGTGGTTATAGTTCAACAACCCATAAGATTGGTGATGATATGTATATGGGGCATGACAATCGAGGGAATAGTTGGAATATTTACGATGATATTCGTAATAATTATTAACTTAAGAGGTGAACCATGACAAAAGAAGAAACATTATTATTGGCAGCGACGATTCTTAGCGGGAACTCTATTGCCACTAATTTAACATCTGGAAAAGAGTTGGCTAAAAGACTTTTTGATTTAGCTGAGTGTATTAATGATGAAGACAAAAAGAGGGGTTTAACTCATTCACGCGGGTATTTAGAGTCAAAAGATAAATAATGCAGAGCGCTAGGTTTAAATTGACTTAACGCTAATTTTGCATTATTATTTCGAATAATAGCCGAGGTGTAGTTTATACATCTCGGTTTTTTATTGCCGGTTCATCAGCCTCCATGATGACGTAAGATAACTCGCTAATTGTGGGGTAAGCTGGCATACCGTAACAGTGGGATAACCTCTGATGTTTGCCGTGGTACTAAACCGCTCAAGTTATCTACATTTTAAGGGCGTAGTCTAATGGTAAGACGGCGGTCTCCAAAACCGTTAATTAAGGTTCGAATCCTTACGCCTTTGCCATATCACAAGCTCACGTTAATACGTGGGCTTTTTTATTGCCCTGTAAATGGGGTGGAGTATGAAAATGTTAAAAGACGCAGGGAATCAAAGTATTTTTTGGTCTGGCTTTGGCGCATTCTGGGCAATGTATTCATTTCAAGAATGGCTAGCCATCTTTGGTTTGATTATCGGTTTAATTAGTGGTCTCGTTAATATGTACGCCAAGTGCCAAGAAGGCAAGGTTAGGGAGAACGAGGAACGTAGAGCTGAAGAGATGCACAAGGCAAGAATGAAACGATTAGAGCAGGGACTTGATAATGGTACTAAGGAAGACTAGAACGGCGCTTGGGGCCTGCTCCGTTGTTGCGGTTATTGGGATTATGTACTCTCAATTTGGCAGTGAGCTAAGATTAAGCCCCGCTGGAGCGGAAATAATCGGTAACGCAGAGGGGTGTATGGCGACTCCATATAAATGCCCCGCTGATGTATTGACTGTTGGTATTGGCTCAACGGAATACTCTGGGCAAAAGATAGAGCCTAACAAGAAATACACAAATGAAGAAATCG